CTGACGGTTACACCAGACGATGTACCAACTGTCGGTTACTTGGTGGTTCCTTCTGGTACGATCTTTACAACCAAGATTGAGAATACCAGTTATCGCTTCCAGAATACAGACTCAGTTCTTCTGACATACAATGGTACTGCGTTTGTTGGTAGTATCACTCTACACGAAGGTACACAGTATACTTACCGATACACTGTTGATCTGACGAATACTGATCAGAAGTTTGTTATCCCGAATGCTAATGTCGATACATCGTTACTGACTGTATCAGTTCTGAGAGATAACACTTACACCAGTTACTTACCATCAGACACCATTATCAACGCTGATGCAACCAGCAAGTTATATTGGTTACGTGAGAACGATGATGGTCTGTATGAGCTGAAGTTTGGGGATGGGATCATTGGCTCTGCTCTAGCACAAAGTGATTTAGTAACCATTCAATATTACATCAGTAGTGGGGCGATCCCGAATGGTGCAACTGACTTCGAAACTCAAGTCAGTATTGGCGGATACTCTGATGTAATCTTCAGTACAACCTCTTCTGCTGCGGGTGGTGCGATCCGTGAAGATATTGAGTCTATTCGAACCAATGCACCAAAGAACTTTGAAACTCAAGATCGTGCAGTGACATGGACCGATTATGAAACCTTGTTGATTAAGAAGTTTGGTACACTCGAAGCAGTATCAGTCTGGGGTGGTGAAGAAAACGATCCTCCTTACTATGGTCGGGTGTTCATTGCTGGTAAGCCACTGGATGGTGAGTATCTGACCACAACCGAAAAAACGCTGATCAGTTCCTTCTTGAAGACCAAGAATATGGGTAACGTAGTTCCGATGTACGTTGATCCAAACTATCTCTATCTGAAGTTCATCACAGATGTGAAGTTTCAGTATAACAAGTCTCCACTGAGTGTATCTGAAGTTCAGACTCAAGTGGTCGAGACTATCTCTAGCTTTGTTGACACGAAGTTGCAAAAGTTCAACACACCATTCCGGTACTCCAATTTGGTGACCGATATTGATGCGTGCGCGATCGGTATTCTGTCTTCTGATACAGCAGTTCGTCTTATCAAGAAGTCGACCCCAGAGACCGGTGTATCAGAACGTGTTACCATTGAGTTTGGCGCTGCGCTAGACATCAAATCGGTTACATCCACTGCGTTTACCTCAACCTTGGTATCTGGTTCAACCTACTTCTATACCGGAACCACTCTAGATGGAGACGGTGAGTATCCGGTTTATTATTACACACTAGCTAATGGGGTCAAGACCGAGTATACAACCAAGGTGGGGTACATCTCATACGATTCTGGAACACTCTATTTGAACGCAATCACCTTCCTGAGTGTGGATGGATACATCATGTCATTTGAGGCTCATCCTCTAGATTACAATTACACACCAACTAAGAATCAGATTCTGACTGCGGATTCATCAGACATCATTGTTACCGTAACTCCGGAGGCGTAATATGATTGAACAGAAGCTCAACCCAAGTTTGATTATTGAACGAACCATTCCAGACTACGTGGTTGATGAATTTCCGAAGTTTGTTTCCTTCATTCGAGCTTACTATAAGTTCTTAGAACAAGACGACCAGACCATTGGTCGTCTGAACAAGTTCTTATCAAACATGGACATCCATACTGTAACAGATTCTGATGCACAGTATCGAATCTTGTCTATGTTTATGGAATCCATTCCAAAGAACCTTGAGATGGATTATTCATTGTTGGTTCAAAACATTCGTAAGTTCTATTCTAGCAAGGGGTCTGAAGGTTCGATCAAAACCTTCTTGTACCTGATGTCTGAGGCTCGTAAGCCAAACTCCATTACCATTGCGTATACTGGTGACGTTGATCTATTGGTTGGTCAGACAATTACTGGGACGTCTTCTGGTGCTATTGCTACAATCATCAGAGCAAGTCGGGTCAGTGGTTCTTCTCAATATGTGGTTGCTCAGGTATCATATACTTCCGGTAAGAAGTTCTTCATCTCAACCGATCAAGTGAAACTGACTGACGGAACCACATACGATGTCTATGTGGAAGACTTCAATGTTCAGTTATTTTATCCAAAGAACGTTTGTCTGATGGGGTCTATACCTCGCAGAAGCGTTGTCGTATTCTGGTCACTCCGATCCAGATGTTGAAGACTACCTTTGCCAACTTGGGATTCACAACCAGCTCCGGTAACAAAGGTCGAATCGATCGAGCATCATATTCAGTTGGCACGGTTGACGGAAACGAAGTGATGGACTTGGTGTTGTCGTTCAGCACCTTCCGTGGATGGAATGCTTTATCAGAAACTATCACCATAGACGGAACGACCTATCCCCTGACTCCAGTACTATTGGGTGCGACGGTTGATCTGGGTGGATTGGGGTACTCTGATGGTGACTCGTTCCCAATCATGAAAGATGGATCTCCTATTGCCAATCTGGTAGTAGAACGAGTGGGTAGAGGTCGAATTACTTCAGTGTTGGTTCATTCTGGTGGGACTGGATATTCTGTAGGCGACAAGTTCAAGTTGGTGTACTCTGATGGAGAGTATGGTGGGGGATACGTTGCTTCGACTAACAGTGGCGTCATCGTTCAGGCTAAGATCTATCACTCCAGAAAGAATTCCCCAGAGTATCCGACCATCGTGTTCGAGTCTGGAAATTCCACAGCAACACTCTATCCAGTTGGTGCAGGTGTTGGGTCTATTCAATCAGTCTATGTTGACTCGGTTCACTTCGACATTGATGGAACCGAGACGGTTCAATTCGACGATACACTAGACTACCTACAGAAAGCCAACGTTACCCTCAAGCGGGGATCGCTATACACCACTCGTAAAACGTTTGAAGATGACCGTGGCCAGCCATCCAGCTCATATCGAGTTCAGGATAGCAACTATTGGCAAGATTTCTCATATGTATTAAAGATCAACAAGTCATTAGACTTTGAAGAAATATCCGATCTGTATAAGAAAGTGGTTCACCCCGCAGGAACCAAGGTGTTCTTAGAGTACCAGAAGATTCCAAGTAAGGTTTCCGTCGATCTGAAAATGGATCATTCATCAAATATTCATTTCTTGACTGAACATAGAACCTTCGACGATCTACGTTTGGATGGGGAAGAGGTGATCCCTGCTGATGGTTTCATCAAAGACACCAACCACTTTCATTACTTCTGTTTACCGTTTTACATAAGAGAGAACGCAAAGACAATCGTTTGGTCTGAATCTTTACGATTTGAAGGCTTCTCTATGACCCTCGAAGATCTAAATAAGGTCATACACAAATACAATAATGTGGTAGAATGCTACCCATTCGAAATTACTATTGGGAGTTAATCTGAATGCCTGGATTAGTTACGTCTGATTTCCGTGTACTGAACGCCAAACAGTATATCGAAATGTTCAGCGAGTCTGAGGACAATCTTTATTTTTACATGGGTGGTTACACCCCATGGGTGACAGACAATGGCGAGGCTTCAGATGATTACCCACCATCAATTTTGGATGCTAACTCCGATCACAAAGCTGTTTGGGATGAGATGATCACACTGAAGCGCATCCTTCCTTCAGATGTTACTCATGGTTTGAAGCGATACGATTGGACTGCTGGTTCGGTGTATGATCGTTACGACGACAAAGATGGTTCACTGTACTCCAAGAAGTGGTACGTAGTTACTTCTCAGAACCAAGTGTTTGCTTGTTTAGACAACGCACGTATTCTGTCTGGTGGTAACTATTTGGGTGTAGCCTCAACGTATGAACCATACTATGACACCGCTACCCCAACCGTGACGATCATGAAGACTCCGGATAATTACATCTGGAAGTATATGTACTCGATCACCCCGTCGGATTTCCTGAAGTTTACTTCGCCAAGTTGGATCCCATGCACCTCGGCTGAAGATTCATCTAAGACAACTACTGGCATCTACTCTATTACGCTGAGCGAGTTTGGTACTGGTTACAGTTCGGATTGTGCTGTGGTCATCACCGGTGACGGCACTGGTGCAACCGCTGTTCCTGTGGTGTCTGGTGGACAGATAACACAAATTCACATGACCAACTATGGGTCAGGATACACTAAGGCAACAGTCACCATCACCGGTTCTCATACGACATCGGCTTCAGCACGAGCCAATACGTTCACCAAGCGCGGAATCGGTAGTCGCCCAGCATATGAACTGGCAGCATACTTCGTGATAAGCTCAATCAAGTTACAGTATGATGAAGGCGGTGTGGTTCCTGTATCTAACCAATACCGCGAGTTTGGTATCATCCGAAACCCATTACTGTCTGACGGCACCACAATTGCTTCGGGTACTCTGTACAACATGATCTATACATGTACAGTGACAACAACCTCAACATTTACTATGGACGAAGTTGTTAATGTGAACGGTGGTACTGCTCGTGTCATTTCTTACAACGATTCTGATCCGGATGCGCTGGTGCTGGTGTTAGGCAGTCCATCAGTTACTATTAGTGTTGGAAATGTTGTGACTACCGCAACGAAGACCGCGACCATCACTGCAATTACCGATAGTCCGGATATGACCGTGGGTTCTGGTGACGTATTGTATGCTGAGAATGTTAGCCCAATCTATCGTTCAACCAATCAATCAGAAACCTTCTTACATATCTCAGAATTCTGATCTAATACTGGTTTGATACTTCAGGGAGCTTCGGCTCCCTTTCTTGTAGATAGAACTCTCCGGTTATGCTTAACAGCAAGACCATTGCACGATTTCATAGATCCAGAGGATATAACCTCATCGGACTAATACGTTCTTGCTTGTGCTCGGTTCTATAGACCAATAGAGGAGAGTAAGAATTACACAAGAATATCTTTACTCTTCCCACCAAAACGACTATCATTATGGTGTTGGTTCAAACTGGTTTCTTTATTATGTGAGGTGTTACATGAAAGCTCTTAAATCTGTCAACGTTCAATCATTCGATTCATTCAAAGCAACGTTCAACTGGAAAGAAGTTTCCTTCTGGAACAACAATCACGCTCTGACTCCTGTGTATGAAAAGTTGTGGTCTGAGCTGGTTCCAGATGAAGGTGCTTGTTACACCATTGAAGGTGAATGCCTTCGTGCTGCTGCTCGTTTGGGTTACGATTGCTTCAATAACGGTTTCGGTAACAATACTTCTGGTGCGCTGAATTGGTTGGTTCAAGAATTTGATCATCCGGAAATGTTGCGAGTTGCTTCTCTTCTGAAACCATACACCAACAATTTCTACGGCAACTCTGAAGGTGGAATGGTTCTGGTGGAATATCTGGCTCAGGAAGTAACCAAAGCGGTTGCCGCCGTCGAAACCTATACTGCTACCACAAAGGATATGTTCTCATTACAAGACCCCGATGAGTGGGATGATGAAGAAGATGAGGACGAGTATGAGGATGAGTGGGAAGACGAAGAGTGATATTCATGGGAACTTTCGGGTTCCCATCTTTACTTACAGAGTAAATCCGACTATCATTAGTTCATTGGTTCAGCTTGTTTTCTTTACTATGCGGAGTTACTCAAATGTCTACTATCAACGAATCCATCAAATCAGCGTTAAAATCTCAGAAAGAAGTTATTGCCAAGGAATATCGCGAATACATCATCAGTCAGATTGAATCTGCGAAGCGCCAACTTGGTCCGGAATTAGTTCGAATTGGTAACGATTCTACTTGGGGTAAGGTTTGGTTCAACACTCTGAAACATTATGTGGTCAGAACTGGCGGTACAGAAGCCAAGATCGCTGATCGTGCGTTGTTGGTTGGTTCAGAACAATACGCCGAAGCTGCGGTTCAGGAGTGGGAAGATAAGCTGGTTGAGAAGTTAGGCGAGATTACTGAAGCTGATGTGCGATACGTTCGTGGTGACGGAAGTCTAAACATTGCTGGAATGAAAGGTGAACATCGTATTCAGTTGGTTCAACACCGTATCATCAACCAGTCAACCAAAGGCGTTCTGTTCAACCAATACCCTGCGTTAATCTATGTTGATGGGAAGAAAGTGTCTGCTGCGAAATATAAAAGTTTGTAACACCAACCAACGTAATCAAGGCTCCTTCGGGAGCCTTTCTTGTATGTTGTGTATTTAAACGAAGCATGCGGAACACTGCACGATTGAGTATTTCGAGGAGACACTCATATTGATCAATGAGTAGGAATCGTGCAGTGGTCTTGCTGTTAAGCAATAGAGGAGAACTTACGTCAGCCTGCAAACACATTAGGTGATCCAGTAGCAACAACGTCACCACAAGAAATATCATCACCGACTCGCCCTAATGGTTTGCCATTCACAAACACCGTTCCTGATCCACCAGATAACACGCCATCATGACAACTCGGTTCGGGATCACAGTGTACAACCCAGTGGTCTCCTTGTCTGTGAGCACCAATTCCATTGATGAATACATCTGATGAACCTTGGTCATTTGGTCTCGGGTAAAATCCTGAGTGACCTGTTGATGTGTCACCCTGTCTACAAACTGCCTGCCCCATTAGCTCAAATCTCCTAATCCCAGAGTTTCTGTCTCAGCAACAAAACTCTTCAGTGAGTTCTTGTCCCCATCCCAATTATTCTGAATCACAATCGTGAACGTCTTAGTCTCTGGAACTTCAACCGCAGTACAAGCAAAGTTGAAATTAACCGAACTCGATGAAGACGGAACGACTGATATCATTTTATACAAATTCCCATGATCAATCTTACTATACCCGTCAACTGTCACATATTGACGGTCTTTTGTCATATACGTTATCGACCGATTGAATACATCCACAAGCGTTCCGGTAATCGTTCCAGCGCCTATCATCAATGTATCTCTGATCTTCTCTGGGACGATTGTAATGGAGCAATTAACCGTTTTGGTTGCTGGAAGAGCAGGTGGAACCGCTGCTTGAGTATAAGTCGCAACACAACTGATTGTATATGATATTTGGTCTCCTTCATTATGCGTTCCGAGAACTGAAGAAGAAGGTGTCCACACAGTTGAGACCAAAGTCCATTCTGAAGTCGTCATAACACTTCCTAGTTCAGATTGATCGTTGCGCCATGCATTGTGATATCACCACCGGCATTAACTGTGAACGACCCGCCAGACTTCATGTGAATATCAGAACCGGACTCAATATTCATGGTCCCGTTAGACTTCACATTGGTTGTCCCGTTGACAGTAATCGACACATTGCCCTTCACAGTCTCTGTCTGATTTCCGCCGATGTTAACAACTTCATGGCCGCCGACAAATTCATTTGAGTTTCCACCAACATGAACATTCTCATCCGTTCCCACAGTCACATTCAATGTCTGTTTGTTGATTGAGTATGTGTTCCCAACAGTACGCACCACATTGGTTCCGTCTGGATGTATCTCTGAGAACGAACCCGACTTATGATAGATATGAATGCGTTCCGCTCCTGTCGTATCATCCAACTCGATCACGTGGCCACCAGGAGTCACATAGGTTTTATTAGCAGGATACTTGGCCGCATATGGCGATTTTGGTTCAGTTATCGCCAAATCCCCATCAGTTTTAGTAACAGAATCATTCTTGGTCTTAACGATGGTCTTGTCTGTCAAGTTTCCTGTAGCCAATCTACCCAGATCAGACTCACGAGCGGTTCCATCTTTACCTGCTTTGATTGAGGAACCTTCTTCCCCAGCATGAAGTCCTGGAAGTGAACCAATGACTACCGGCTGCTGCCAATGACCAGGATCACGAAACACAACCATGACGTCTGAGCCAACAATAACACCTGCTCCACCAAACCCAACACCAGTCTTGGCTGCAGAAGTGATTGGATGTAGTGGGGATGACCAAGGCAAATCATTGGTTGGTAGCTGTTGTTTTGACTGGGAATGAATACCCTCCACACGAACCCTGACTCGACCGATCATCAGGGGATCGTTGATATCTTCTACTATACCAAACTTGAAATCGCTCATGATGATTGAATTCCTCCGGATACTTTATTAGAGCCATCGGTAATCAGTTCTAGAGCCATGTAGTGTCCCTTGATACCAATGTTGTGAGATATCGCGCTGACTAGATACTTACCGGAAACTGATTGGTTCCACCCATCACCCGATTGATCTTTAACATACAGATTAACTGTCTCACCAACATCGATCAGAGTATTACCAGTCACGTTGATGACTACACGGTTCGAGATCATCTGGTTGATGTAAGCCTTACGACGACCTTCCCAGTCCGCAGTAGTAGATGATGTTGACTTCTCGCCTGTATTAAACAGTTCTGCGTTTACTGGTCGTATTGTGGTGTATTGGGAAGACCCAGTTGATAAACCCTTCAGGACGGACGGTAATACTGAGGTGGTTGCTGCTAATGTAGGCTCGACGTCATTCTCGTACTTCACCTCGGTCGTCTTTTTGGTGATCGGGTCATGATACAACGTCTTAGAACCAAATGATCCAGACTGTATTGCGTTCAGAATGTTGGTGTTCTTGTCTTTCTTCATACCCAACACTTTACGAACATTTTGTTCTAGGTCAGTTGGGTCATTGTGGTTTACTTCAGCGTAGTAATCAAACTTCGCATCCGATCGTTTCAATTTCTCTATGGATGTAAAGTAGTAACCGTTAACATTCTCAAAGAACACATAGGACGGACTGTTGGTGGCCTTAGAAACCGAGTTGGATGCTAACCAACACAGAGTTTCCATTGGAGTCCATGATGGAATATTCATCTTGATTTCAGTCAGTGTTTCTTCAGCATACATTGGTTTCTTACCAAGATCACTGAAGTTCTCACCGAAGACCACTTGAGCCAATTCTGACTGGGTTCCTTTGACAGACTTACTAATTCGGATTAATGGGTTCGCCAACATTTCCAACGAGCACAGATGCAGTGTGGCTTCTTGTTTCTGATCACCACCCACAACATCTTGCCCACCCATTAGATAGATGTAGAAGGTGTATGTCTTAGCAGTTTCTGTTCCAGGAGTCTGAAGTTCAATGATCACCTGTTCGTTACCAGAAATGGGTAACTTATCAATGTATCCGGCAGCATCAGTGAATGTTAATTGAGCCGACATGAAGACACCAAACAGATCTTCGAAGATGGTCATGTTTGTAATATTCGACTTGATATCCACCTTCTGATTGTTATTGGTTGTGATCTGAACCCTACGTAGATTGTAGTCACCAACAGCACGCCAGTTCTGTTCTTCGGTTTTTTGATTACAACTCATGACATCACTCTCTTCAGTTCTTCAACAAACTGACTGACATATTCTTTACGAACCAACTTGATGGACCGCTTCGCCTCGTTGACAGACTCTTCGTACTCATAACAATAGACGGGAGTATGAGGTGTTGTATACTGATCTACAATATAACCACTCGAGTCGACATAGTGGTGTATGGTAGACATCGCGGTTTCAGTCGATCCATACTTATCAATCAGAAATTTATCAAACTCAGAATAGGTCAGCGGAACTTCAAAGCGAGGATCCATCATACCATTGATGACAGCGATAACCCAGTGGTATTGCTCATCACCATACGCTCGTTTTGCTAACGTATCCAGACGTTCGCCATCATTCAGACGATAGGTATAATAAAGCACACTCTCATTTTTCAGTTTGTTGGAAATCGTAATCTTCTTGGAAAGGTTTGCTATGATTCGACTAGACTCATCAACCGTTTTTGGGAAGTATCTAAAGTATTTCATCACCCTTCCTCTTAGTAGTTATTCTTGCACATCATATCGCGGTAGATTGGTTCAATCTCACGGAACTCTAAGTTGATGACGTAGGACTGAGGCGAACCATCTCGATGAAACGCAGGCGCATTGTCGTGATACTGAACCCCAAAGTGAGTCAGTACACACATTGCTACCTTGTTGATGTACGGGTTATCTTTACCTTTGAACAAGTAACGGATCTTGAAGTAATTCGGGTAACGCAACACCATAGCCAAAGTGTTCGGTGCAATAGCAGGGGTCATGTTGGTCTTGAAGAACTTAATGAGATCCTGGGCCAGCGCGGTTTCATCAGCATTCTTTGGAAACAATGAGAATGAGTATGAAAATGAACGATGGTCTATACCGTTGAACAACAGTTCCGAGACCGGATTGAGTGTCTCACCATTCAGTAACTTGAACCCATCAACTACAGACGACCCGCCAGGAACTTTGTTAGCAATTGAGTCTAATGCTTTACCTAAGAACTGAAGATTGGTTCGGTCCCAGTTGGCGGAGTACGAGGTTCTGATTGATTGTGGAATGAACAGTTGCCACGTTCCGTTCAGAGTAAAGTTACGAGCGGTTGCTAAGGATAAACTCTCCCCTGAGGTTGCATCACGATTCCAAACCTTCTTGGCAGTATCAAATAACGATTCCGCAGAACTCTTGACTGAGTCTAGTAACCCACCCAACAGACTCGTGGTGTCGTTCTGAACAGACTTCGCTAAAGTGTAACCCTTCGATGTGGTTACTCCGGAGTTCACGATGTTACTAACAGCGGATCCAGTAGTTGACGAGTTGATTACTTGTGCTACAGTCGTTCCAGACTTCTCAGCAAGACGAATTCCTTTATTCTCATACGCAGAAAACTCTACTCTGAGGCCACCATATCCTTTACTAGACAGATCCTTCGGGAATCGCTTGACGCCACCGGTATCTAGATCAGTCATGGAAAACATATCACCAAGATCGAACCCATCGACAACTTCATCAACGACCGTGTTCAGACCTTCTTCTAAAAACTCAAACATATTTGGTTCTCTTATCATAGAGTCATGAGACTATTTAGATCGAATCATAAATAAGGCTCATAGAAATACACATTCATTTTGGAGACATATCGTATGTCGAAAATATTGGTCAACAGCGTTGAACCAACCACAAACGGAGGAACGGTTGACCTGATTGGGTTCCGATTCCTTGAGAAGTTGTTGGGTGACTCAACATTCAGAAAAGACTGGACACCTCTCACACATTACAACTTGAAAGATGTGGTGATTGCGACTTCCGGCATCTATCGTTGTATTACTGATCATACCTCCGGCGCATCGTTCGTCGCGACCAACTGGGAACCACTCTACTTAGAGACTCTTCAGACTGTCGTATCGGATTACACCGCGATGGCACTCGCACTAAGTTAAGGAACAGAAATGGCGAATACACTTACAAAGGCAACTGGTCTGGCAACCACAGCAGGTGCTACGATTTACACCGTTCCGGCTGGTGCGTCGATCACGATCATCGGGTTGCGGTGCTCCAATATTGACAATGGAGTCAACCACACATTTTCAGTCAAAGTGGCTGGTCATTATGTAACCGGTAAACTATGTCCGTTGCCTGCGGGTTCAGCACTGGATATCATGGTTGGTTCTAAGATTGTTGCGGTGGCTGGTGACACGATCGTAGTGACAGCAGACGTCAACTCTATGGTCGACGTATACATCAGCTTCCTGAAACAGGTGTAAGGAGTTAGAACATGGGTGGATACATTGGTTCTGAAAAGACCGTAGCGTTATACGATTCATACACAAAAAGAGAAACGGACGAACTGAATGAAAGTTCAACTCGTATGTTGCTGAAACGTCAGTGTGCGGAAGCTGGACTAACTTTAGTTGATGGTTCTTTTGAAGAAGGTGCGACTGTCAGTTTGAAGAGTGAAGTCGTTTGGCATCAAGCAACTGGGAAAATATTCGGTTGGTTCCAAGATGCTGTTAAAACTGTCGGCGCTGGTTCGACACCTGCAACTACTGGCGGAATTGGCGCTGGAGCTTGGGTAGACCGTACAGATGATTCATTACGTGATGAAATCAGAGAAACCGTTTTCCAGAACATGAAACGGTTGTACGCTGAGTCCGGACTTAATCTTGTCGATGGCTCGTTTCAGATGGGTGGATCATTGTCAGGCTGGCCTGATGTGTTGTGGGATTGGACTTCTGGAAAAGGTTACCAGTGGCATTTAGACGAAGCAAAAACTGTATCTGCTGGAAGCACACCAACAAATATTGGAACTGATTGGATTGATAGGTCAATAAATAGCCTAAGAGATGATTTAAAATCACCGATGTCTGCGTTAGGATCATTCCTTGTTGCGTACAAAAGCGGAACTGTGTTCGATGAGCTATCAACAGCTCCAAGTCCTACGGCGTTCGGCGCACCTGCTAACGGGGTGGATGATGATTCTGCATTTATTATTTCCGCATTAGCAATAACTCCAGTTCTTGATATGCGAAATCGAACATGGGTTATTAATCAAACAATTGACCTACCATCAAAATGCTCTTTAGATTTTCGGGGTGCGACAATAACTTTTGGGGTTGGATCTAATCCAGCTTTTACTTTTGATAATAAATCATTTTTATATCTTAATGGTGGTATATTTGGTGGGACTGCATCAACATTTCTAACAGCAACCGGAGCAACTGATACTCCTACATCAGCAAGTCAGTATGCAACCGACATACATCTGAATAATGTTATAGTGTCAAGTACGACTATAGACTTATTCCTAGATTGCCAAAAAGCAGTTAGACGCATTCATCTAGTTGACTGCTGTGCATTTACAGGAAGTGGAATCAATTATAACGGTAAAATAGTTGAAACATTTATCTCCGGGGGTATGTATTATTCATCCACTGGTGCATCAGGAACGTATGGGATTAAAACAAGATCGTCTGGTGGGACATCGTATTATAACGAAGGAATCCAAATGGTTAATGTCAGCATTGATAATCATGAGGTCGGTGCGGACATTGCTGATTTATTCATGTGGACACTCACTGGTGGGTGGATATCATCATCTGGTTCTAACTCAGTAAATATCACAGGAAGAACTGGCACAATTACACATTGTAGAGATTTTGTGTGGTCTGGCACTGTGTTCGGCAACAACATAGCATGTTCTGCGCAAAGTTCTGGTTTAGCCTTGCACATGCAAGCCAGTGCAATTAAAGTCCTCGGTAAAGTAAGTTTTGCATCAAATATATCTAATGTTGTTATTAACGGGATTGATTTAAGTGACGCAACAGGTACTCAAGCTGCAATTTTAATCCCTAACAACGCTTCATACATTACAGTTGATCATGTAACTACAGATTCAACCTTTACTATATCAGTGGCAGTTACTGGGACATCTGGCGCTAATATTAATATCGGCATTGATAAACATGGAGGATCAAACGTTCCGGTTTATGCAGAACGCCCATTTACGAGTAAAGGTGTGCCGGTTCTCGCTACTGGAGTTGATAGGGTATTTAATACCTCCGAGCTACACGGAACTTACTCTGTATCAAGTAATATTGCGAGTGTCTCCGCAAAACTAGCCAAAGGAGATAAAGGTGTAATCCATTGTAAACTATCAGCCAGTGGGATGGATGCTGCAAATCAGATTATACAGGTTGCGCTACCGACAGGGATGACTGTTGCGAGCGGCTCAGGTTGGGCCGCCACCTATACTTACCCAATGGTGTCTCAAGGTTTAATTTCGTTCTCTATTCCGTTTTTTGTGACCGCAGATATCAATGGAGGTACTTTATCTCTGGTCAATTATGCAGGTAATTCTATGGTGGTTGGTTATCACGGCTCTTTTGGATATGTAAAATCATAAATAAAAGCCCCTTAATTGGGGCTTAATAATTTTCACGAATATATTTTAATTGACTATTCGCTTTTTGTTATAAACTACTAAGTATTTTATCTAAGGTTTATCTAATGCCATTGATATCAGTAACTTACGCGTCATCACCATCAAGCGATCTATTAATACCAACGCTTGAATTCAACAACGAGACAGCCGGAGTACTCCGGCTGCCACTTGGAATAGCCTGCGTCTGAGAACTCGATCTTAAATATCTTCAAATCTCTATTAGGAAATTTGAAGATGCGTAACACAGACATTGATAAAAGTCCATATTTTGCGGACTATGACCCAGCCAAACGATTCTATCAGATATTTCCAATCCAATGAAAAAGGGAGCCCATGGGCTCCCTTTGTTTAGTGATCGTAAACCACATCACCATGACCACTCAGACACAAGTAATGTAGCCCATACGTTCCACTCAACTTTTCTCTAATCGAGTTTTCCGCAGTAATGCAATCACCTTCATAATTTACAGGAACTGAAAAGTTCGCACCAGTAATGCTGGTACTATACACAACCAATGACGCCGCTTCAGTCACACCAGAACACAACACCAACATCAGTAACCATTTCTTCATGATCATCTCCCAGAAAAGAAGAATCCATTCTTTGGTAGAGCAATATACGCAGCAACCAGAAGCAACCCAATCACCCAGCTCAGTTTGTTGTAGCACAACCCAAACGCCTTCCAGATCCCAACGTAACTCAGTAGAAAGACGACCAGCGAAGGTATAGAAATGTACAACACAATCAGAATATTTCCAATCAATTCAATAAGATCCTTGTTAATGCTTCATGAACGTCCGGACGATAAGTTATATACGTCATGAATACTGCTCCAATATGAATCGCCCAGAAACGACCGTTGTCAAAGAACTGACTCAACTTAGGACGATACAATATAATTATACACCATAAGAACGCAACCATTAACACCAAACCGCAGTTGACCATCAACCAACTGATCAATAATAGATTCACTTATAACTTCTCCAATAGTTTAACTCTTCCCAGCGAAGTTTGTTTCACTTCATTATACTCATCGTGAGATTTCACTGTCCCACTGATTAGATATCGTTGATGTTGATCCATATACCACTTAGATCCAGAGTATTTCAGTTTGAACACGTTTCCGTCAGAATCCTGACAGATGTACAAACAAACCCAACCAAAGTCCGACTGATACCCAGTCTCTTTGGTGCACAAGACTTCAACCTCAATCTTATCACCAATCTTACCAACATAATTGGAAACCAGCTCTTCACGACCGTTCATCAGATGAGCATAGAGATTCTGAACCTTAATCAGAAAGAAATGGGAAGCCGAAGTTGGTTCTTCAACTACTTGTTTCATCAACCATTTGGTGTAGTCCGGGTCACATGCGAACACTTCTTCAGGAGTCTTACCTTCGTGTTTACCGAAAAAGAATTCTGTCTTGGCATTTCCGATCATCTGGTTCTGACGACGTTGTTCCTGAATCGCAGCGAGCTTTCGTTCTTCGTCTTTACGTTGTTGTTCTTTGCGCTCAGCCAGTTCTTCTGGGGTCGAGCGAGTGATCTTCTCTAGATCAAAGCCAAGGTGAACATTCAGCGGAGTTCCCATCTTCACGGATATCGCTTTCGCTTTCTCTACCGCTGTATCCCAATCAGTAGACAACGGCCCAATGTATTCAGATTTCGGATAGTCGTCATCATATGTGGTGTACTGACGCAGCGTATACATTTTGTTCTGACGCCCGGAGCTGATGTATAATGTAACGGAAAGAACTAACGGTTGGCGACCCATAATGAAAACCTCACATTGAACTTATGACTGAAGTATAGATCAATATTCACAGGAAGTAAAGTTTCGATTAAGAAATCGTTCGATAGACTTCCTGTTCTGAAATTCAACCGAGTCCAGAATCAACCGTTGTTCAACTATCAGGTTGTGATCAATGACAGCCCAAATACCAACGATTGACTCCAACACCATTAGAACAATTGCAGCAGGAATCCACAACATAGTAACCTCACTCATCATAAAGATATCACAATGAGAAGGTTACTTCAGTATCTTTGATGTGTAAAGATCATTCTTCTGGTTTATACAGACCCAGACCAATCAGTATATTACGAATCACTTCTTTGTCACGACGAGCCAACATCATATACAGTGCGTAGTAACTACCAAACTTGATGGTCGGAATGGGCTCTTTGGACACTTCAGCACCATAATCCGCAACCCACTGTTCTAACGTGTTCTTAGATTTGTCGTACACAATGTCATCAGCGTGTTTGATTAGTTTAGCCAACACGATCTCATTTACTTCCAAGTAAGCTCTCCTCTATTGCTTAACAGGCGGAACGCTGTACGAATGTAACTAGCACCGATGAAACTATATCCTCGGGATCTACGAAATCGTTCAGCGTCGGTTCTATAGACCAGCAGTGGTCATCTAGCGTTCAACTTCCATGATGATGTAAGAAGTATTACCAGAGATAGCAACATACCGACGACGAATCGTCTTGTAACCTTGATTCTTTGCAAACTGTTCGGGCACCATCAAACTCAGACTAGACGAACAAATACCAGTAGAAGATTGTTCGCATGCAATGACATCGTACTGATCAGAAGAGATCGCAATCGAGCCAGTGCTCATGATGGTGTTGGCGTTGACTACACCAGATAGTAGCAGTAATGATGAAGCAAGTAGTTTACGCATCACAATTCGATCAGATGAAAGAGAATTCAGAAACAGTAACCATACGTTCGAATGTCTTACAAGAAACATCCCGCGCATGGGTCACCCAATCAAATGCTTCTTCGGGTTCCGCATGTTTACCGCCACCATGAAGAAACGCAAACTCAACATACGAACCATCTAACGCTTGAACCGCATTGGAATCGATTTCGTAGTAACGTGAGTCAATGATAGGACGCAAGCCTGTATCCTGACCGGAGTAACGAATCTCAGACAGAGCTGAATGGAACCAGTCGTTGTTCTGATCACGGAACTCGTCAACAAACTCATCAAAGTCCTGATCATCATCCAGCTCAGGAAGATCGATTTCACGTTGAACGCAAGCATCATGAATAGCCAGCGCGTATAATTTCTGAGCTGGACTCAGACCAACAATTTCATTTAATTTCAAAACTTAATTCCTATTTCCGTTTGTAGATGTGGTAACAGAAGACTTCCTGAATGGAATCATCTTCGTCATATAAGTATTCATGCTGTGGGTTCTTAGTACCAATGTACTCGCCCCACTTATGCCAGCGCCATCCACCAGATTCGGATTGATCGGACTTCTTGACCACAGTGACAGTCAGAACATATTGATTGGAGTCTTCGTTCAGGAATGGATACTTTTCCAAAACTTGTTGATAGTTGTCGCAGACGCCATATTCACCGAAGTATGAACCATCTTTGAAATTTTCCATGGTCCAAGGCATGAACTGGTGATATTCTTCATCAACAACATCTGGAGCATTGAAATCGCCCAACTGATAGACGCCAGTTTCGAGTTCCTTCTGTTCAGAAAAGAAACTGTCGCGTTCTTCTGGTGTCAGTTCGGCAATACGAAATTTCATGAACCAACCCAACTGTAGGAACCGGTCATCTTTGATTAACATAGTAAACACCTCACATATTTGATTATGACCAAAGTCTAATTGATCTTAGACGGAAAGTAAAGATCTAAATATCCTCATACATCTAACCACAAAGGATTTTCACTGTGGCGTTACCAACCTCTAAAGAAACATTTATCGATTACTGTCTTAGAAAGCTCGGTAGTCCGGTGATCAACATCAACTTGAGTAATGATCAGATTGATGATGCGTATGAAGAAGCGATCAGATACTTCCACGAGAACCACATGGATGGTTCTGAACGAATGATTCACCCGATGGTTATTCCAGACACATTACCAACCACCAAGCAAGTCATCCTCAACGAGAACATCTACTCTGTAAATGAGATCATGATGGTTCCTGCGATTGGCGGCGGTGGTACATTGTTCAACTATGAATACCAGATCACTTCCGACCTCATATGGAACACCATGAAAGATGGTGGTGGGTTCTACGACTATGCGTTGATGAAGAACCAGTTAGCAGAGATTCGGTTTCAGGTGGTCGGTTCAACTGGGTACAATTTCAACTATCACACCGGTCGTTTGAGCATCGATCTAGCCAGTTACAAACTGATCCCAGGACAATATCTCATACTAGACGTCATGAAGTTTGTGGATCCAGAAGAGTTTCCATTGATTCATAAGTCCACATGGTTACAGAAGTATGCGACTGCGTTGATCAAGATGCGTTGGGGTGCTGGGTTACAGAAATTCCAAGGGGTTGCACTTCCTGGTGGAGTTCAGCTCAACGGAACCGAGATTTACTCCCAAGCAGTAGCCGAAAAACAAGCTCTGGAAGAAGAGTGCGATTCTCGTTACAACCTTCCAATGCAAATGTTCGTGGGGTAACATATGACACTCAATCCGTACATGCGGAACCACGACTACACTCAGTCTCAGGATCTGGTCGAAAGTCTTCAGATCGAAATCATCCAAGCGATGGGAATGGCGGTGAACTACCTTCCGAGAGAGATAGTCAAACTAGACAAGATCTTTGGTGAAGACGTTCTCTCTCAGTTCAATGAAGCCTATGAGATTGAGATGTATATGGATCATGGTGATGACTGGGGTGGTCAAGGTCGGTTCTTCAGTAAGTTTGGGTTACAGGATCAACGTCAACTTGATCTGATCTGTTCTCGTAAGCGGTTCAAAGAGGAAGTCACTTCCAATCGTTCTGATATCCTGAAACCACGAGTTGGTGACATTGTATTCTTAAAGGATACATATGAAACTGCACCGTTCTCCATCGTATGGGTAGAAGAGTTTTCATTACAACAGCGTCAACTGAATCGCCCTTACACATGGAAGATCACTTGTGAATTGTTGACCTACTCTCATGAGCAGATGAACACTGGTGATACCACAATGGATGCAATCGAAGCAGACTTCGAGAACCTAAACTCCATTCTGAACGAGCCGTTAGCAGACAACACAGAGATCGCCACAGAAATGGAAACACTGAAAGATTCTACTGCTACAACCAGCCCATTTGGTAACTACTGAGGAATGAATCATGTTGAATAATTCACCGTACTATTGGGGTGCGGTTCGTAAGGTGGTGGCTGCGTTTGGCGCGTTGTTCAAAGATATTTCTATTGAACGGGTGGGGTCTGATGGAACTGTGGTTCAGACCCTGCTGGTGCCGATCACCTACGCACCAAAGCAACGTTTCTATCAGATGATTGAAAATGCGGGTCTGGATTCCAACGAGGCTCGAGTAAATATCGTCTTCCCACGGATGGCGTATGAGCTGACCTCAATCTTCTACGACTCTACACGAAAGCTGAACGCTCAGAGTCAAGTTCCAGGAGCCTTGGTTAATGGTTATCGTCAGATTCAGTATGCACCAGTTCCGTATAATGTGACCTTCGCAGTCTATCTGGGAGTGAAGAATACTGAGGATGGATTGCGAGTCATAGAACAGATACTACCGTTCTTTCAACCATCGTTTAACGTGTCGATCTGGGAAATGGATTCTAATGGTGTCAGTAGAGACGTACCAGTCACCTTACAGAACATCGACTTTGATGACTCATATGATGGCGAGGTAAAGACAGAACGAACAGTGACATGGACGCTGACGTTTCAGGCTGGAATATGGTTGCACGGTCCGACCAAAGAAGCTCTGGAAATCAAACAAGCCTCAGTCAATACGGCGATCAACAATACAGTGTCAGTTACTACCGCATCGGCTGATGATTTAGGTGTGGTTTCGGTTGATACTAACGAACTGATCTGAAGACGTCAACTACCGGCTCCGCTAAAGCGAAGCGGCTTGCTCGATCCTCACTCTAACAGTCGAATTGACTGATCTCTCGATTTTACTAGAGTGTTTCATCAGAGCCAATGGGAGCGAAGCTCCCAACTCGCTAGTTGTTAACGAGTAAATTTGCTGATCATATAGATCAATCTGACCTTGTTTCAAGATGTTCTGAGCAGCATTCAAGTCTCGATCATGATGAGTTCCACAATCAGGACAGATCAAAGATCTTGTTCCAAGATCAAGCTCGGAGAGCTTGTGTCCACAGTTGGAACAAGTCTTAGAACTTGGAAACCATCTCGAAATCTGATGGAAATTTCGTTCATTCCACTCAGACTTGTACTTGATCATTCCGATCAATGTTGACCAGGATGCTTCATGAATTGCTCTGCTCAACTTTCGATTTTTCAGCATGTTCTTGACCGCAAGGTCCTCCATGTGGATTTCGTCGAAATTTGAAACAAGGTACTTGGAAATATTATGGTAGTAGTTTCGTTTGATGTTAGTCACTTTTGAGTAGCATTTCGCTACGCGTAAGCGAGCTTTCTCACGATTCTCACTACCTTTGGATTTACGTGAAAGCGCCTTCTGCGCTTTCTTCAGTGCTCGATTGGATTTCTCGAGCTGGTGTTTTGGATTGTCGAACTTCAGACCAGTGGATAATACTAACAGGTCTTTGATTCCTACATCAATACCAACTGCTTTACTAGTACTCGGTAATGATTCATACTGATCTTTCACAAGAAATGAGATGTAGTATTTACCAGATGGTTCTAGCGATACAGTAACATATCTCAACTCACCAGTAAACTGACGATGATTGATGAACTTGAATGGTTTCTTGTACTTCGGTAAGATTACGAAGCCATTTTCTATATCAGATTTCTTCGAGATCACCTGATCGGTAAACCGAATAGATTGTCTTCCCTTGCGGGACTTGTAGTTCGGTTTACCAAACCGAACTTTACGTCTTTTGTTGAAGAACTGTTTCTTGAACTCATCGAAGTCTCGTGCTTTCTGTTGAAGAATTACAGACGAGACTTCTTTCAAGAACTCATCACCATCTTCGATGAGTTTGTTGTAATTTAATTTCGGTTCGTAACCTTCAGATTTCTTGAAGTACAGATTCAAATTTGAGGTGAGTTCATTCCAGACATATCGTGCGCAGCCGAACGACTTCGCCAAGTAGACGCGTTGAGCGTCGTCTGGCTTCAGTTCGTATTTGTAGGCGCGAAGTATTTCTTTCATGAATGAACTCTGTTGTTTGACTAAATATATTTAGCTCGCTGAATCCGACTCGGCTAAAGCCAAGCGGGTTTGCTCGCGGTTCTATAAATAACCTCAATATGAAAAGAATTCCTTTTGGAGAATGAAATGTCCAACATTGTTGTGGATCAATTACAATCACTGTCAGAGCCTTCGAAGACAGTTAGTATGTCTGAGGTGGTTGATTACAAAACTAGAATTTTCAATCTGTTGCGTAAGCAAGCGACAGACGCCGGACTGACTTTGGTTGATGGTTCATTTGAGACTGGGGCTACAGTTACTTCTACGTCCGATGTTGTGTGGTCGCAATCGGACGACAAGATCTACTCTTGGGCTGGAGTATTACCAAAAGTTGTAGCTGCTGGGTCGACACCAGAAACGTCTGGCGGAAATTGGTCTGGTGCGTGGGTTGATCGAACAGATGTTACACTGCGTGATAAACTAGCTCTTGACAATGGGGCTGGCATGGTGGGGACATCAGACGGGCGCACTGTGCAGGAGCGTTTTGATAATATTCCCGCCAAGGTCGATGCAGCTGGTACAGCAGCAGCTTTGATTAGTCAGCATAACTCAAGCCCCGCAGCGCACCCAGAATTGTCTGCGTTTATTAGCGCAGAAGCTAATCGGGCTGAGGCAGCAGCGGAATCAGTAAAACCATACGTTGACAGAGCGCTGTCCGATTTAAGCACCGCAGCAAACAAGTTCTACCCAACACTAGCGGAAGCGAATGCAGACATTGCCAACATTAATGTAAATCAACCAGTAACAGTGGGTGAAGCTGTAAACGGCGGCTTGTGGTATAAAGCCACAGTAGGGGCCACAACTCTAACAAAGAGTGATTATGATCCGCTTACTCAAGCGAAAGTAGACGCAACAACCAAGGCTAATGCTGCGGAAGTGAATGCTAAGAATTATACAGACGCATCAGTCAATGGCGTTAGTACAAAGATTGAAGCAGCAGCAAGCGGTATAGCGACAGCTTTGCATGTTAATACGGATACAACCCAACCAAACGAAGTGTTAATCGCGGATAGCCGTGGTAATTCTG